TCATTGGCTCCCCCGGCGTGAACACCTGGCTCGACGCCGTGGCCGGCTACAACATGGTGCAGGCGACGGCGGCATCGCAGCCGGTCTGGTCCGCCACCGGCTTCGGCGGCGCTCCCGGCCTGACCTTCGACGGGGTGGACGATCACTTCAGCATGGAGAGCGTGCCGTTCTCGATTGGCGCGACCCCCGGCGAAATCTGGGCGCTGGCGCAGAATACCGCACTGGCGGCGGATACCACCGGGCGCAATGTCGTAACCTATGGCAGCGCGTCGGCCTCGACCGGGACACGGCGTCTTGCCCGCACGGTTCAATCCGGCGTCAATACCGGTTATTCGGCCACGGGCGAAGCCAGCGGTGCCATCAGCACCTATAACACCAGTGTCGATCTCTCCAGCCGCCATGTGCTGCGGGCCAACTTCGGTGCGACCGCAACCACCATGTATGTGGACGGAATAGCCGCAGGACCAAACGCCGCGATTCCGGCAACCACGGCTGTGCGGACCCGGATCGGCGCATCGACCATCGCCGCGCCCTCCGCATTCTGGCAGGGACAGATTGCTGCTGTCCTCATCACCAATCCCTTGAGCGTGGCGAAAGCGGCGGCGCTGCATAGCTGGCTGATGGCGCGGCGGAACGTATAGGAAAAGTCATGGCATACCCCGAAGACTATCCCGACGACCTGACCAAAGCAAAAGCAAGCGGCTATCTGCACAAGCATATGATCGTGCTGGTCGACCCCGCGACGGGCTTACCATATGCCGGTGGTCTTCCTCCTGCGTCGACTGCCGATACCGTGGTCCCCGATCATCCCGGCGTCATTGCCGGTCGCGCCTATCCCTCGATCCGCACCGCCACCGCCTCGGCGGCTGTCGGCGCAATCGACACGCTCTATGTCATGCCCTTCCGTGTTCCGCTGACGATCACGCTGACCGGGCTTGGCATCCGGGTGACCACGGCTGGAACAGCGAGCAACTGGAAGGGTGGCATCTATCGCAACGGGGTGGGCACGCCGACCGGCGCGCCGCTGGCCGTCAACAACACCGGCATCGCCACGGTGACCACCGGGGCCGACGCGGTGCTGCCGCTGGCGACGACTTTGGTGGCGGGCTGGTACTGGATTGCTCAGAAGCATAACGGGACGCTGCCGCAGACCACCGGGCTGGCGGCGTCAAACTGGGACATTCAGGCCGCGATGGGCCGCACTGCCAATTCGCTCAATGGCTCGGCCATAGGCAAGTCGATGGCGCACGCTTATGCAACGGACCTTCCGACACTGACCGGGGGCGAGGCGTGGAGTGATGTGATCACCAGCGGTGCCATTCCGCTGGTGTTCCTGCTGACCTAGGAGGTTCGTCATGATCGAACTGCTGGTCTATATCGCAATCGTTGTCATCGTATTGATAACGGTCTACTACCTCTTGCAACAGTTTTCGCTGCCGGAACCCATCAACAAGATCGTGCATATCGCCCTAGTGGTGATTGCCGTGATCGTGGTCATTGGCATCCTGCTGTCATTGACAGGCACAGGACCACCGCTGCGGCTGCCGCGCTAGACCAGGTCCCGCAACTCGGCAGGAACCGTGTCCAGATCGATCAGATTGGCGCCAGGCTGCGGCGGCGGCAGCACCCGGTATTCGCCCTCGATGATGTTGCCGGCGCGCTCCATGCCGCGCTGCAGGGCATCCACGATCACCCGGTCGAGCGTCACCTTGTGGTCGACCATCAGCCGGTCGCCATACTGGGAGGGCCGCTTGCGCGCCAGGAACCACTTGATGTTGTCCGACATCACCCGCATGACTTTGGGATCGGTCGACCCATAGACATGGTGGTTCTCGATATCGAGCAGCACATCCGCGAGCGTGTCATGGCCGCGCTGCTCGGCGTCATCGAAGATGTCTTGCAGTTCCGGCGCCGTCTTGATGTATTTGCGGAACGTCTGCACCGTGAGCCCGGCCATGTCGCAGGCGCGGGTCTGGGTATGACCCTGGCCGATCAGGTCGATCGCACGCATGATGCGCGGCAGATAATCGGCGGGAACACCCATGGCGCGGCACTCGGCCCCTGAAACCAGCTACAGCCCGCAGACCAACGAGAAGCTCGCGGAGCAGGTTGCGCAATATTACGCCGATCCGTTCGGCTTTGTCATGTTCGCCTATCCCTGGGGCGAGTCGGAACTGCCGGATGGCGGGCATAATCCGTTGATGCTCAAGAGCGGCCCGGAGCCCTGGCAGCGCCGGCTGCTGATGAAGGTCGGCGCCCATATCAAGGAAAACATCGAAAGGAAGAAACTCGGTCTCGAGCTGCTGGTCTGGCGCTCCGCGCGCGTATCCGGGCACGGGGTGGGCAAGTCGGCAGTCGTTGCCTGGCTGAACCATTTCTTCATGGCGACCAGACCCGACACCCGCGGCGTGGTGACGGCGAACACCGCCGCGCAGCTTGCGTCCAAGACCTGGCCTGAGCTCGCCAAGTGGCACAAGCTGTTCATCTGCAAGCACTGGTTCCAGTGGGAAGCGACCAAGTATTACTTCGCCCAATATCCGGAGGAGCAGCGCAAGAACTACATGATCGAGGCGATCACCGTTTCGGAGCAGAACACTGAAGCGTTCGCCGGCCTGCATAACGAAGGCAAGACCATCGTCATCATCTTCGATGAGGCGTCAGGCATCGACAGCAAGCTCTGGGAGGTGGCCGAAGGTGCGCTGACCGATGGCGAGGCGTTCTTCTTCGTGTTCGGCAATCCGACCCAGCCGACCGGGGATTTTGCCGACTGCTTCGACAAGAACGAGCGGTTCTATGATTGCGAGAGTGTCGACAGCCGCGAGGTATCCTGGTCGAACAAGCAAGCCATTGCCGACATGATCGACAAGTGGGGCGGCCTCGACAGCGACGAGGTCAAGGTCCGCATCCTCGGGCAATTCCCCAACCAGTCCTATAACGGTTTCATTGGCAAGATCGCGGTGCAGATCGCGCAGGAGCGCGAGCTGATCTCCGATCCCGGCGCCGCGCTGATCCTCGCGATCGACGTGGCGCGCTTCGGGGACGACGAGACCGTGTTCAACTGGCGCCAGGGCCGGGACGCGCGCACCCGCTCGATGCTCACCTTCAAGGGGATCAACACGGTGCGGATCGCGCAGATCGCCATGGATCTCTGCAACAAGGAAACCCCGGACGCCATCGTGGTCGAAAGTACGGGTGTCGGCGCCGGCGTGATCGACATCCTGCGCGATCGCGGCTACCGGGTGATCGAGGTGCATCCCGGAGCACCAAGCGTCGAGCCGGAGCACTACTACAACAAGCGCGCGGAGCTCTGGGCGAAGTGTCGGGACTGGATCATAGATGAAGGCTGTATCGCCAACGACCCGCTACTCTATGAACAGTTGACCACCATCCTCTATACGTTCGACCGGCACGAACAGAGGATCAAGATCGAGAACAAGGAAGAATACAAGCGGCGCACCGGGTTGTCCTCGACCGACCGCGCTGATACCCTCGTCCTGACGTTTGGCGCCACGCTGCCGCGCCGCGATCGCAACCTGACCCTGCGTCATGGCCATGAACGCTCCATGTCGGTCCATGAATACGATCCTGTAACCTGGTAGGGGGAACCCTGATGTCCGGTCTGTTCGGAAGTCCGACACCTCCACCCATGCCCAAGCTCACGCCGGCGCCGCCGCCGCCCTCACGCACCTCCACCGAGATCCAGAACGCCGCGACCGCGCAACGGGCGCGGTTTTGGGGGAGCGAGGGTGGGCGCGCGATGACGGATCTCGGCGCCACCGACAACGAGAGCCCCAGCGTGGTGTCCCGTCTGTTGGGCAGCACGGGGCGTTAGATGGCCGAGTACGGAAACATTGTCAGTGCGAATGGGAAGAAGGCCGGCGGCAAGCCCGACGCGCGCGATTACATTACGCTCTACGAAGAGGCCAAGACGATCCGCGCGCCCTATGAGCAGGACTGGCGCATGTGTGCGGCCTATTGCCTGCCGCGGCATTACTCGTCCTGGCAGTCGGACGGGCCGTTCGTCCATGGCGGCAACCAGGAGGTCAAGCGGTTTGCCTATGACAATACCGGCGTGCGCTCCTTACCCAAATACACCTCCATTCTCAACAGGATCATGACGCCGCAGAACATGCGGTGGCAGAAGCTCGCGGCGACCAACCGCGAACTGATGAAGTCGCATGAGGTGCGGACCTATTTCGATCGACTGACTGACGAGCTCTTCAAGCGGCGCTATTCACCGAATGCGCGGTTCGTGCAGGCGCAGGGCGAGACCTATGCATCGATCGGGGTATATGGCTGCGGGCCTAAAGCTATTACCTGGCAGAAACCCTCACCGATGTATCGGGAGGGCGGGTTCGCTTACAAAGCCTGGCCGCTGAAGGATGTGTTCCTGCTTACCAACGATGCGGGACAAGTGACGCATATCTTCCGGCGCTTCTGGCTGAATGCGCGGCAATTTCGTCTGAAATTTCCGGGTGAAGATCTTCCCAGGTCGCTGGAGAGCGAAGGGACCAAGGTGATCCCCAGCGAGCAGAACACCGTCGAGTTCGTCCACATCCTTTGCTACCGGGAGAACTATGATGACAAGTCGCTGGACTACCGGCGTCATCCGATCCGGTCTTGCTACATTTGTGTCCGCGATGCGACGTATGTTGGCGAGGAGACCGGCTACGTCAACATGCCGATGGTCACGCCGCGCACGTTCACCGAGCCTGGTGATGTGTATGGATACTCACCCGCACAACAGGCTCTTCCCGCTTTAGGCGGCGTGTCCGCGATGAAGAAGACCGTGCTCAAGCAGGGGCACAAGGCGGTCGATCCTTCCCTCCTCGCGCATGACGATGGCGCCATCTCGGGGCGGGTCGACCAGCGTCCGGGCGCGATCACCTGGGGCGGCATCGACAACCAGGGCCGGCGCATGATCGCGCCGATGGAGACCGGCGCCAACTTCCAGGTCGCGGAGCAACTGATCACCGACGAGCGGCGCGACATCGAGGACAGCTTCTTCGTCACGGTGTTCCAGATCCTCTCCGAGAGCACGGAGATGACGGCGACCGAAGTGGTCGAACGCATCGCGCAGCAGGCGGCTTTGGTCGAGCCCACCATGGGCCGGCTGCAAAGCGAAGACCTTGGTCCTTCCAGCGAGCGCGAGATCGCCTTGCTCGCGGAGAACGGCATCCTGACCGCCAGGTATGACCTCGAAATGCCGCCAGAGTTGGTCGAGGCGAAGGGCGAATATGAAATCATCTATACCTCGCCGCTCGCTAAAGGTCAGCATACGGAAGATGTCGCTGGCTTCATGCGCTGGCTTGAGATGGCGCTGAAATACTCTGAGGTGACACAAGACCCCAGCGCATTGGACTGGATCAACTTCGATGTGGCCTCACCGGATATTGCGGATATCCTTTCGGTGCGTACAGCTTGGGTTCGCGACATGGATAGTGTGGCGCAGATGCGCGATGATCGTGCCAAGAAGGCCGCTACACAACAGATTGTTGATCAGGCGCCCGCGATTGCCAGTGTGGCTAACCAGGCGATGAAACAGGGCAGCGCGGGCAACAGCCAGCCACCGGGCGTGAGTAATGGCTGACGACTTCATCACCGGCGACGACTATGATCCCTATGACCCCGCCGATGAGAGCCGCTCCCGCAATGCCTTCGCCAAGCGGGTCGCTGTTGCACAGGACGTCATCGTTGATGTACTGCGGCGCCGGCAGGAAGCCTATATGCGCCTGTTCGCCGGCAACCCCACGGGCGATGACGCGCGCATCGTAATGGAGGATCTTTCACGCTTCTGTCGAGGGAAAGAAACTGCCTTCGATATCGAGGAGCGCGTGCATGTGCTGCTGACCGGCCGGCAGGAAGTCTGGTTCCGGATCATGGATCATCTGCGGTTGAGCTATGATGCGCTGGTCGAGAAATACACTGCAAACAAAGGATAGACACCATGGCGGATGGTGATGACGACAAAGGCGGCGGTGCTCCTCCCGGAGGTACGGGCGGTGGTGCTCCTCCCGGTGGCGCGGGTGGCGAGGCCCCAAAGCCGCCGGGAGGCGGCGCACCCGGCATAGCTCCATGGGCCGCGCACACTGGCGAAGGCCCATGGCCCATTGGGGACAAACCCTGGTTTGAGACAATCCCTGAAGCGCCGGTCAAGGAACTGATGGCGCAGAAGAACTACAAGACACCGCATGAGACCGCGGTGGCCTATTACAATCTGAACAAGATTACTTCCACGGAAGACGCGCGCAAGGTTCTGATCCCCGGCCAGGATGCCAAGCCTGAAGAGTGGGACGCCTTCTATACGAAGACGGGACGACCACCCAACCCGGAAGGCTACAACGAGGTCTTCAAGTTTGACGACAAGGTCAAGGTTGACCCCACCGTAGTCGACTTCGGCAAGAAGCTCGCGCACAAGCTCGGGCTCGAGCCGCGGCGTGCGAAGATGATGGCGGACGAGTGGAATGCCTTCGCCGCGGAGCAGGGGCAGAAATCAGCCACCACCTGGAGCGCGGAGAACGACAAGGAGGTCGAGACCGTCAAGCAGAAATGGGGCGCCGAAGCCGACGCGATGATCGAGGGTGGCCGGCGGGTCTACAAGTCGCTCGGTCTCGATGAAGCGCTGATGAGCAAGATCGAGGCGCATGTCGGCGCCGCGCCCGTGATCGAGCTGCTGGCGCGGATCGGGAAGGCAACCGCGGAGAGCGGGTTCATGGGCGGCGGACAGGGTGGAGGTGGCGGCGATCCCAACGCCATGACGGCGGAAGGCGCAGCCATGGAGATCGCTCGCCTGAACGGCGACAAGGACTTCCAGGAGAAGTATACCAACCGCCATCATCCGGAGCATGCATCCGCATTGTCACGGATGAATGCATTGTTCGCGCGGGCGGGCGACAAAGCTCCCGTCTAGTTGACGCTTTCGGGCGAATACAGTACTCCAGCAGTCGGGATCGCTCTGCGGGCGGTCCCCGCAGGGCCATTAGTTGGGCACCCCTTCGTATCGAGCCTATAGAAGGGCCGGATACGGGCACCCCTTCGCTCTCAGACCAGCGAACTCAAATCAACAGGGTGCATCATGCCAGCAGTGGAAAGCTTGGCCGCTTATAGCGTGCCAGAGCATCACGTCAAAATGTACACGTCCAACGTCCGCGCCGCGATCAACAAGCGGG